GGATAGAGCCTACGTCCCTTTGCTTTCTTGAATGTTTCGATTGTAAAGTTGAACAGATCTACAAGAGGCTGTGGGCCAGATGCACGTCCACCCATAACCTTCAAACGTGCCCCTGCAGGACGTACACTGTCTATGTTATACTGTGGGACTTGCCCAGCGTAGAGAAGCGCAATCAACTCACGGTAAGCTTTCGCCCATCCCGGCTTGCTGTCTGCTACGTTTATCACTGTGTCTGACTTGCTGAAGTTGTCCGACACCACGGGCAGCTTGTCTACGTTATCACGTTCTACTGAGAAGCCTACACCCGTGCCGCACATCAGGATGTACATGCACTCATCGAATGAACGGGGGCTATCTACAGGAATGTAGCTACAGTTATAGCCACAGATGTTGTCCCGTGCGAGAGCAGGACCAGCAGTCATCATAGCTCTCATGGATGGCATGATCTCAAGGTTGAGGATAGCTTCACGCAGATCTTCTACGTCACTGTCAGGAAGAACGTAGTTGAACTTGTCCTTCAAGTGATCCGACATAAACCCAATGTATCTGTCTACGGTTTCATCGAAGTTTTCACGTCGTCCCTCATCTTCTACCCAACGGGCGTAGCGAGACTTGTGTATAAATTCTTGGTATGGTGTGGGTAGTAAGTTATTCATTGCCTGTTCCTTCTTTTTGATTTGGATAATATACATAGACTACAGAATTACAGTGTGGGCAGTGCAGGTTAGTAACCATAACGTAGTCCTCTTCTTCTTCTAGGTCGTGATCACCGCCCCATATCAATTCGTGCTTGCAGTGCCAACAATTCATGTTTTTATTTCAATCAATTTGTTGAGATAGAACTGCGCTTTCTTAAGATCTTCGACTCCGTTTTTGTATCTGTACCTCCAGAGGTATTTGATGATGTTTCCCTGCAAGTAGTATTCGTACCCATCCCCTGTCGCCGCCGCGATTGCGTCAAGGCATTCGATACCTGCTTGATTGTAGTGTGGCGGGTTATTGACGTTATCACGGTCCACTCCATTTGCCCAATTCTTGTAGGCGTTGGCTTGCATGTCACTCATCTTTTGCCTCATGTACTCTTCATGTCTCATTGTACTTTGCCAAAGTTTACTTTTATCACATTCGTGCCTTCTTCTCTGGTTACTTCCCTCTTACCTGTGACTTCCTCTAGGGCTTCTTTGACATGCCCGTGAGCTAGTCTAGCAAGACCCGCTGCTGTCACCACATCGAAGTCTGACTCCATCAACTCCATAACTCCGTTGATAACCACCGTGCCAGCCTCGTAGAATTCTTCATCGTCTTCTGTGGTTGTATCGTAAGCCGACACTGAGAATGTTTCATCGTCCATCTTACGCAGGATGATGTACCATCTGTCAGGAAGTAAACTGGCCTTCTCTAGTTCGCTGTCATCTATTGTCATCTTTTAGCCACTCCTCTGGGACTGCACCTTCAGCCCATTCAAAACCGTGCTTATCAGCCCACATACCATACGTGGTCTTACTGCCTCTGTATATCTTATTCTTAGAATTAAGAAATACTATGCGTATATCGTGATCAGGATACTGCTCCTTTACAAGCTGCATCTTTACTCTGTCACCCTTGTCGAAGTAGCCCTTCGCTTCGATAAATATCTTTTGATCAGGCAAGTAAAAGTCCGGTGTGTACGTTCGTGGCTTGGGCACATAGGTCAAACGTGTTGACTCATACTCGTACGGCACAGACTTTCTAGCCAGTGATCTAGCCATATTTAATTCGAAGTTAGACCTAAATTGTGATCTCTTCACAGTTGCATTCCTATTGAACCCATTCTTTTTAGCACGTACCCTGCTACCTTTGGGGATTGTTTTTCTAGGGTAGAAAGCTCGTTTGTCAAGTGGATCAGAGGGACGCATACATTAGCTCCTGATTGTGACACTTTGGATATCTTGGATAGTTCAGATTCGATATGCAGTATGTCTCGTTTTTCTGTGTGGAAGGACAAGGTTCCTGTCTCACTGTAGTTCTCACGCAGACAAATAGGTAAGCCTCGCTGGCTTTGTCTGATGTAGATTACTTTTCTGTCTCCACCCTCACCCCTAGCTGACTCCACATAGACGTGATATAGGTCAGGATTCATGTCCAATAGGTCAACTTCGTAATCTCGTACGAATATGTATGGCATGTCATAGCTCTTTCTTCTTGAGTCGTGTGTACCATACTTGTGGTGGGAACTTTGCTTTCGAAGTAACCTTGCCGTGCATCTCAGCTTTGGGCCAGCAGTGCATCTTGTGTCCACAGAACCCACAGGGCTTGGGAAGTATCTTGTTGCCCGTGCGGATGATTTCACCCTTCTCCCTATACGTTTCGAATTCTTCGGGAAAAGGCTTGAAGGGCTTCGACTTTGGGTCTGTCAAAAACTTGACACGCTCTGCAGCATCAGCCATATACTTGACACGATCTTCATCCTGCCACTCTGGTGCCTCAACCACGGCAAGCTGCCCACTAGACTTGTTGACAACTATCCAGCCACCAAACGGTATGTTCATAGCAGTGGCATAGAGGTACCCCTGCATCACATACCCGAACGGGTCATCTTCTTTTATAGAGTCGTACCCACCGAACCCTGCGAACTTGTGCTTGAAGGCCCAGTCACTAGCAGACTTGATGTCCCAGACTCTTTCCACACCCGCTTCGTCACGTAGAACAACGTCTAGGGTGCCCTTTATTTTGTGCCCCGCTATCTCTAGCTCTACTTCTTTTTGGAATTCAACAATGTCTATGCCAGCCTCGCGCATGATAAGCATGAGCATAGCTTCTGACATATCCCCAAACCAAAATCGTACGGGTGCATTGTAGGGCATGTCTTCTCTGTGTCCTGCTCTCTCCAAAATCTGTTGGCAGAGTGGACGGCCCAAACCGGACATACGTATTCGGTATGACCTCTTCTCTTTGGATATTTGTTTGGTAGCGGATTCTTTACAGTCGTTTGTGTACTGTATCAAATTAGACAGGGAGACATCTACGTCCCCCTGTACAACTTTATTGAGATAGTCTTGGAGTTTAACCAGTAGCAGCATTACTAAACTCAGCGGCAAGATCTATGTCGTCACCGCTAGAGATTAGTTTCACAGCTTCACGATGTTGGCTCATAACATTATCGTTGTGAGCATTGATGGTATCAACAAAGCTTGACATCAAAGATTTATCATCGTCTGACAAAGACTTTACCACACCACCATCCGAAGGAACAGGAACCCAATAGGTAACACTACCCTTCTTCTGCTTGCTTGTTGTCAATTTCATTTCAGTCAACACCATCAGCTTATTTTTCTTCGCAAGAGAACCTATAAAGTCAGCAACAGGCTTGAACCCTGATCTCTTGAAGTAAGCAACAACAGGCTCATTTACCACGTCTACGGGTGTACCGTCTGCTTCGTGGAATGCACCGCTGATGTGACCATACATCACCTGATTACAGACAACTGACCGACTTAACAAGTATCTTGGATCGTCTTTTGCTAGGGCATCTTCTTCATCCCTCGACAAACGACCACACTTGTCACCGCCTTCTGTGTCTGGAAAAGAACCTCCGAAAGAAGTCTTTTGCATAGACTTACATGAAAATCCGCCCCTACCTTCATTAGCTTCTGCATCCCACAGACTATACTCAAAAGTACGCAGCAAAGTACGCAGGGTAACTTCGGATGCGTAGATAAACCTGCCACCAAGATACATCTTCCAATCACCTCGTTTGAGGTTCATGCCATCATCTGTTTCTTGATCGTAGTTTATACTCAGTCGCGGCAATCCCACCTTATCTGATGACGCGGCACCTTGACCAGTGACTTTCATAATTTCATCCAAGTTGTCTGACGACATGGCTGAAACCAAACTATCCAAATCCTTTTTAACTTCCATTACTTCTGTCCCTAACATATCCATCTCCTGTTAATAGGGTTGTAGAATGATCTTACAAATCAACTTCGTGCAAGTCAAGCCAATTGTCGCCCATTTTTATCTCAATACCGACAGGCATATCATACACCACGTTGTAACGCCTGTGTGTTTCTTGGGGTAAGCAGAGCATAGCTTCTTTCATCAGCCTGATACAAGTGTCTATTTCGCTTGGGTGGGCATCGATCACAATCGAATCGTGGACAGTGTTGCATATCACAGACTGTAA